CTCCGCTGTTTACCGACATGACCACCGTTTCAACACCAGCATCTACGAAGCTTTGCATTTGTTCATACAGAGATTGGTAGTTTGTACCACCGTCTCCGCAAAGCGTAGCTACTGGTTTGTAAGTTAGTGGGCCTTCTACTTTTAGATAGCCAATACCGTCAACAATCTCACCACTCTGAACACCTCGGTCTACACCTTCAGGTAAAGACATTTGAATGTCACCAGAGTTACGAGCTGTTAGGTAATTCTCAACCACAGAGAATGTATCTGCTGTGGCTAAGTGTGGCGTGTTGTATAACGAGGCTAATAGTCTACTTGCTTCGTGCGACATACTCCTCCTTCCATTTTAAATAATCTTTGTTGGTGTGCGGATTGAAGCCAGCTCTGAAATGTTTAAGGAACGACTTATACTTTTGGTCACTACCTGTTTCTTTTCGAGAAATGCTTTGTAAGCTCTTACCTCTGTTCCACACATCGTATAACCGTTGTGCCTCCAACCAAACTGGCTTATCTGCCTTGTTATTGTTCCAAGGTAGTTGTCCGTAGTTGACTTGAAGAGGCATTGATTGGTAAGTAGATAAGTCACGACTACCAAACTCTTCTATCCATTTAGAATCTTCTAGTGGATTCCAACCCTTCCTGATTCGGGATAAGAGGTTAGTCCAGTTAAAATTAAACTCAAGATTCAACATTGTGCAAACAGACTCTGTTGAAATCTCTGGGTTTCGTGAATAGATTGTCTGAAACAAGTCAGCCTCTTTCGCATACACTGATGAAATTGAGGGATTAACTTCCCACCAACCTCTATCTTCCGCATACTTCTGAACTGCCAACCTTAAATTAAGCGAATGTTCTTCTGACCTATTCACTGGAATACCTTTACGGGCTTCAGACATCTTCATCAGAGTCTCGGCTGAGTGCTTAGTTCCGAGAGTGGGTTTATCCCCGCCTATAGCAAGATTACACCCTAACGATTGTCTTGGTCTTAAAGCTTTTTCAATCTGCAAACACATTGACAACTCACCCTCGTATATAATATCCTTCAAGAGTGAGTCCCAACCGTATTTATTAATTGCTCTAGCTAGGGGTGTGTTGTTATACTTCTCATAGTTAGCGTTATTTTTGTGACCACGCATTCGTCTTTCCATCGAAGTGCTTGTGATACCAACATAACCTTGAGTATGAAAACTTGTGTGTTCTTTCTTATGAATCCAGTAGACAAATGCCATAAAATCTCCTATAATAGATAGCCCATTATACACGATTTCTTACAGCACATCAACCCTTATTCTCTTGGTTGTTTGAACTTGTATCTGTTCCTGTTGGTTTCTTGGCAGTTCCGTTAGATGTAGGCGATTGGAAACCAGCCCCACTCTTAGACTCAGACATTGTTAAGATGCTTTCGTCAACAGGTTCATCGTCAGGGCGTTCTTCAAAACCCATGCGTTTAGCAATGACGTTTAAATTGTATCTCGACTTCTCCAACATACCTACCGAAGCGTAACGTTGTCCCATTTTCGACCATTCTTCCGAATCATCTGGGTCAAGCTCTGAATATTCAAACGTTGGAAGCTCTTCAGCCAAATCCCACCCGTTAGCTTTATACAATGTAGGAATCAAGTGTTGGTTCAAGATTCGTTGCATCTCTTTAAGACGGTGCTCAATTGCCATAGCAATCTTACTGTCCTTGGATGCAGCCAAAGCGTTACTGCCACTAGCACTTGTGCCGCCAAGAAGCGCATCCTCTGCACATAATGGCGTCAAAATTTCTTGGTTTAGTCGATTGATGACTTCATTTATTTGAAATCCCTTACTTCCTTGCCCAGCCAAGAGTTCTAAGTTGTAATATCTTGTCTTATCCTCAGGGTTACAATCTGATGGCAACACGATGCCCGCTTGAGCATTGTTGTGGAAGTTTCTTGCGATATTCTTCAGATACTCGAAAGTGGCTTTATCACCTTCACTAGCATCCGCAGCCATTATTTTTGCGGGGGCTGAGATATTTACAACGCCACCTAAGTCACGACTGATACCATCAAGTTCACTCTGCTGTACCAATTGTTTCATCTTGAAAGCTGTCCAAGAAGCTAACAAAGGACTCTTACCTTCAGGATTACCGTTTCTAGCATCAGCGTTAAACAGCAATGTCTTATACTGCCCATCTGCTGTCTTAATAGGGATAGGAATTTCAGTTCCTAGCTTTGCAACATTAACGTATAAATTACCTGTGCCTTTCAAGTTAGCTGTACTCTGCTCCCATCCAACCAATGTTCGCATATTCTCATCGAATAGCCATTTGTGCATTGTAGATTGAGAACGAGAAGGAATACCTTTAATGCCAACTAACCCATCGTTGTAACGAGAGCCTTCAGCCTTTAGTCTTCGATAGAGGACTAACTCATGTAAGCTAAATCCGTATTTAATAAAGCTAGAAGCTTCACTAATGAATTCACCCCATGTTTGGTCTTGCATATCATCGCGCATTGAGTCTATAATAGCTGCACGTTCTTGTGTTTTCTTTGATGCACCTTTAGGAGCTTTGACATTCCAAGTTCGTGAGCCAATCATCATTGTATAGCGGTGCAACGCAGCACTAATCATAGGGTCAGCAGACATTGCATCAATTTCTTTTAATACTTGCGGGAAGCGTAATCGAGTGTCCATCTCTTCATACACTCTTCCCATTGCTACCTTAAGCCCAGAATATCCTAGCGAATCAAAAGAGGTTCGTAGTTCTGGTGTGGGAACACCTTCATCTGGCTTGAGGAGAGAGCTTTTGGATGTTGCCACTCGATTCTCCTGTTATTTGTTCTTTGGGAAGGAACGGTAAGTTCCCTCTCATTTAATTGAGACGAATACTAACATAATTGAAAGCTAATGTCAACATGTTGAAAAGGAATGGGAGCATCCTGTAATTAGACAGGATGACACACGTAAGAATAGCTCTGTGAGGATTAGAAGATTCCTGATGTTGGTGATGTACGTGTAAGATTTGGAAGCGCAAACGTAGGGAGCACATTGTTCTTAGAAACAAAGTTGAATGCTGTAGCACATGAGTCAACTTGGTCATCATGTAAACGAGCTTTGCGAGACAACCCACCATCAAACGATTCCATCTCGGTAATGAAATCTCCGTTCCATGAGCCGCGAACCAATCTGACACCGCCGTTCTCAGACAAGCTCATTAACCCCTTACAGCGTGTCCCCTTGCTGCTCCACCCCGACATTTGGTCAGCCTTGATACCAACACCCTCGCCAGCAAAGAACGCTGCCATATATCGCCAGAACGCCGCACCTGCTGCCCCCGAGTCCTTCTGAATAATCTGGGTACATTCCATAATACCATCATCTTTAGCAATCTTAGCAATCTCTACAAGAGAATCGCCTGTACGCTTGCGCCAACGAACAGCATCTAAAATATAGATGTACCCATCAATACCTTTCCCAACTTTGACACCCGCTGTGAAGTCAGGGTCACGATTTGTTTCACTAACAACCGAGTCAGCCAAGTCCCAGCCACGCGCAATGGATGTAAGTTTAGGTACATCTCTTGCCTCTACCATCTCACACCACGATGCTTTCCACCATCCGCTTCCGCTGGCCTGCGCTGTCCAACTGCCCCAAAGGTAGCGGTCTTGGTCAACCTTACTCTGAGCTTTCAATTGGGCTACATAATTTTTATTATTAGCTAAAAGAATCGGATTGTCAAAACATGTCATCGGGATAAAACGGAAGCTTAGACATTCAACACCATCGAAGCCCATAGCGTCCATATCTTCAAGAAGCTGCTCTTTCGTATCGCCCCAATACAACTTACCATTCACAGTGCAGAAGTATCTAGTTTTTGTATGTGTATCTGGTCTTGGGATACCCGTTGCAGGGTCTAGGAAAGGTTCTACCCAATCGTATAAGAAGCTTGTTCTTAAAGGATTGCACGTAGCATTAATAGATAAATGCCCTTTGTACTTCGCTGAACGTAAACGAGAGAATAGGAAGATTACTGACTCCATACTCCAGCTTGCAACTTCATCAATCAGAATATGCGTTGCTGCCATACCCTGAAAACGTGGCTTATCATTTTCACCAGCAAAGGCTGCAAACTTAATCGTAGCCCCATTCGGAAAATGCCATTCTAAAGGTTGAGTTTTGAACACCCCACCAAAGTGAGGGAAAATCTCTTTTGATTCACTAATCAAACCGCCTGCCAGTTTAAGCAAAACATACTCATCACGAAGGATAACTACTTTCGCAGCAGGGTCTTGAATATAGTGCAAACACTTTGTTAATAAAATCCTACTTTTGCCGCCGCCTGTATCATTTTTACAACACTTCGCTAGAGTGTTGCCACAACTGAATGTTGCTGCATCTTTCGTATGCAGATAAGACCATATCATCATCCACTAGGGATGTCGCGCACTTCGAGCCGCTTGGCTCTACTTCCTTTCGGAATGGTCGTTGAACCCTCCCCATGTTAAAGGGGCGAAGGCTGCTGATTGCCCAATCCTGTGTATTCTAAAGCATTCACACTTGTGCTTTCACACTATGTTGTAGCTACACAGGCTCTAAGGGGATTCCAGCAGTTCACGCAATTCTTCGATAAGCTTTGCAGCTTAAAGGGAGCAAGTCACTCCGCCACCAGTAAGTAGGAAATCGGTTGTGAAATCCGTCAATACTTCATGCTGCTTTTTTGAACATGCAGCGAACACTAAAGGTTTTTCTGCTTCCATTACATCTCCTTGTTTAATACAAAACTGTTACAAACTTCATTGAATTTCTCAATAACCAAATTTCTTGATTCTTCTGGGACAGCAAAAATCTCTGTGTATCCGTCAACTGGTGCAGTGAAAGGTTTAACGAATAATGTATCCATCCAAGCCAACAACTCTGTCTCAGCCAGTAAACAGTCATAACCTTTTCCACTAAACGACTCAATGCAAGAAAACTTATCTTTTGAATGGTATCCGTTTACTTTCATCGTTCTCCACTTGACAGTCTTATTTGTGATACCAACCTTCAAACAAGATTCGTTACTCAATAAGTATATGCTCCCTGCAAGGTTCTGACGGAATCCACAAGTCTTTGCTGCACAAGCAGGACAACCACTACCTCCGTTAATATGAGAGTGCAAGTCTTGAAAGAACTCACCGTGTATAGGGCAGATAATTCTCTGCTTACCTAGAATACCGCGCATATCTTCAGGGTATTCGTATTTATTATCATGCTTTGCATGTGCTCTTTCTAGTAACTGCTCTGTTGTGTAGCTTCTGCTCTCTGCTGCTTTCAACTTTCCACACTTAGGGCAACCACTCTTACTATTTATCAATGTTGTCGGTGTTGCTTTAAATTTCCCATGCACTTTACAGGTCAGGGTAATCCTATTGTCGTAACCAGTATATCCGATATCACTCAGGTCATATAAGTCACCAAACTCTTCAACCATTCTTTTCTTGAACTCTTCTTCAGAGATACTTCTTTTTGCTGCTGCTTTAATATCTCCACAAGGAGAACACCCTTTGCCTCGTTTATGGTTGTCTGGACTACACAGAAAGTCGCCATGAATAGGGCAAGTGATAGTTAATCTCTCCCGAGCTTGGACATATACTGATTTTGAGTAGTCGTATTTATCACCATGTCTAGCTTTAGCTTGTGCAATAAAAGTTGAGGTATCTAATTTTAGAGTGGACACTCTTGCCTTAGCGCAACGAGGACAACATTTACCTTGAAGGTGATTACCGATTGTCTGCTCCCAATCACCGTGGATTGGACAAGTCATAATTGATTTATTACTCACGCCATTAAACACAAACCTTTCGTAACCATACTTATCACCATGCACTTCTTTCATCTTTGCAATGATTTCTTCATGTGTAAAATTCTTTCTGATACTCATTCTTCACTCCCTATAATGTAATTAGTTTGTGTCTATCACCCTGATAGGGCAGGATAACACACCTCCGTCGAGATGGCATTTCTGCAACACAAGCAGTATATTAACACAACTGTTAAGACAAGTCAACCCTACACTATTCGCACAAACACAATTATTGCACACTAACAACACAAGAGCATAAGGCAGCACACAATACATGAGGAACGAATGTTTGTTTGATGACTATGCACGACGATGTTGTTCCTAAGAGCGTAGCGATTAGGTGATTCAGTTTACCACAATGTATTTAAGACCTTTGCACTTAGTGAGCGTAGCGAATTCATTCTTATTCAATAGACAAGAGAACGAAGTGAACAAGCTGTTGCTTTTGACCTTAGTCTTTAGTAACTGATTCATGTGCAATCTTGTCACACAAGAAGTTCTTTCTTATTCTCTCTTTCTTACTCATTCATTCTTACTACAGTGACATCGAGTCACACGGTAGAAGCAAACATGTCACATGGATTATACAATTGTGTCACATGGAATACTGTGTTAAGCTGTCTATCCTTGCGACATATTGTCACCTTTACTATTGACATCAGTGTTTATAAAGTGTATACTACGTCTTTAGTTAAGAATACAAAGGAAGTAGACATGTTTGATTATACCAATGCAACAGATGAAGAAATGTTAAATCAAGTATTGACAGCCTCAGCTCAGATTGTTAGTATGGCTAGGAAGTATCACTTAGAACAGAAGCACCCTGACATTGTGCAAAAGATTGACACTGCCAGACTACATGCCAAGTTCAAACGAGCTGAAATTAAACTTGAACAGATGAGGAAACAATATGAATCTCAAGATAACACTCCCACATGATTTAACAACCTACTTGTTAGATACGAAGGGAGAGAAAAGTCTAGCTGCCTATGTTGTCAGCTTATTACGTGAACACCACAAGCCTATGGAGGCAAATAATGAACGAACAGTATACACAAAACCCAAAGAGATTAACTAAAGCCTCACACGCCCGCAACAATGGTGTTGTGATGGAATTGAACCACACGATTAAGGCAGTCTGGTTGTATATGTACGACAGGTGGAGTTTCTTTAAATCTCAAGGTAAGGACTACTATGAGAATCAGGACAGTATCGCTGGTGAGCTTGCTGTGGACAGACGGACACTTATTCGCATGTTCCCTAAGTTTGAAGAAGCTGGTATCATTCGAGTGTTCAAACAAAAGGTGGCTGGTAAGAAAGAATCCAACCGCTACACTTTCATAATGAACCCCACTGACTGTGAATTATTGTGCAATGATGTTGTGCTTAAAGCATCTGACTTCCCTCTTGGTAAAACTTATGAGAAACCAGTGCAGAAGCAAGTCAAACAGGTTGTTATTGAGTATGAAGACCCAGATATCCCTTTCTAGCCATTTAAACGCTCTACAATCAATCCTACCCCCTGATGCTTGTCATCATACCAAGAGCCTCACAAAGCCTCTCAGAACTCTTTAAAACGCCTAGAAACAGCTATTAAGAAAGAAGCCCCAACTCCGTTAAAAGAGTTGGGGCTTTGTTCTTTCTATGTACCTGTGATGTAACGTGGCCCGATGTATGTGCCAGAGAGAATCAATGTTGTTGAGCCGTTAGACTGTGCTGTGATTTTCCACACTGCGGTATTTGCCCCTTGTTGTCTAGTACAGATGTCGTACTCTAATTTTTCATAACTACTGATTGTTGGACTTGTACTAAGTGCCTGAACAGTTGTGTTCCAGACAGGGAGATTCAAACTATTCAATCCGCTGAATGTGTTACCTGCTTGTTTCATCATAATCTGAGATGCTGCAATACCACTGGGTGCGTCTGTACCTGTTGCCTTGATGAAAGTAAGGTGTCCTGTATTGCTTGCAGCAGCACTCCACTGAAACTTCAACCCACCTAGAATCAAGGTTTTACCATTCCAAGCAGCATTAGCATTTTCTACAACACCAAATTCTTGAACAATATTAGTTACTGTGGATTTACTATCTGGCTCTACCCAAGTAGCTCCTGCTGTTAGAATACGTGTTGTACTACCTGCTGCTGCCGATGGCACAGTACCTACTGTACTGGCACTACCAGAGGAAGCCGCTTGCATCGTTACAAGCGCGTCTACAGCACCTACATCACCTGTTGAAGCATCAAAAATAATATACTTGTCACCTGCTGCTGGCGCAACTGTAGTGATTTGGTCAATTCTTACTGTACTCATTTAAATAGTTCCTTTTACTGTTGAATAACGTGGTCCATAATAGTCAATTGTGACGAATAGATTGTTACTACCGCCATGTAACGCCTTGATGTGCCAACTGTGATTACCGCTAGGCTCTCTGTCTATAATTGTTATCTCAAGCATTTCGTACGGAGAGGTTATTGCTGGTGTGGCACTACCCCCAGCCCAATCTAACATGTAGATGTTGTAATTATAGAAGGTACTGGTCGGCGAGATGCTGTTAGCGGATTTAGTCACATTTAGAGTCGCCATCCTTGAGACCGTCGGAGCAGATGTGTTGGCAGCTCTCCTAAATTGCAATGCCCCTGTATTAATCGCGGCAGTGCTCCATTTGAATACCATACCCCCAACGCAAAGTTCGTTTTGGTTCCATGCCCCGCTTGAATTATTCATCTGCGCAAACTCGTGAACTATGTCAAGCTTTGCGTCGTTTCTCGTGCCCGCGATACTCGAAGGTAGAACAGTTTTGCCAACCTCGCCAATCTGAATTACTAACCCGTTCTTGCTAACGATTTTACTGCCGTCTTTACTTAACAGCCCGCCACCAGCAACAATATCAACAACATCAGCCTCGCTCAATGTAATGCCGCCGCTTGCCACAACAGCATCCAGCGCGGCTTTGTCCGTCTTGCTAAACAAACCATCATCGGTTGATGTTGCACCTACTTGTGCCACCCAAACCCCATCTTTATGCGCATAGGATTTGCCGTCTGATGGCGGGCTGTTAAGTAAAGACGGCAGTAAAATCGTTAGCAA